CGTCGTGCTTCCCAAAACCCGGACCAGGTGGAGTGGCTCTACAAGAGCGACTTCCAACGTAAGAACGATGAAGCCCTGGAGCTGTACAAAGCGTTTGCTGACAGCGCCGAAAAGAACGGTGATCTAGGTCCAATGGCGATGTATCAACACATCGAGGCCATGAATGACCTGGCTAACCATCCGCTTCTTAAGTTCGGTATGAACGCCATGGCGGCGTTTGACGGATTCACTAACTCGGTTATTGCCAACATCGAAGCTCGTGGAGCTGCTTTTGACCGTGTCACTTTGAACGGTACTAAAGCGTTCGATGAAGCTGGTGCACAGGCTATCCGCAAGGAAGTCTATGGACAGATGTTTGACTCGACCGGCAAGGTGACCGACGAGGCTGTTCGTCACGCCTCTAGTGAGATTGCAATGAATATGGAATCGCCTGCCATCGATACCCTTGGCAACCTTCTAGCCCGTGCTCCGGGACTGAAGCCGTTCTTGATGTTCCCTAAGACATCACTGAACGTGATGCGATTTACTGATACTCATAGTCCGTTCAGCATGTTTGTTCGCGACTACAACAAGATTGCATATAAACCAAGACATGCCTTCACTGAGATTGAGATCAAAGAGATCCTCCAGTCGAAAGGTATACCTGTAGATGAGTTTGCTAATCAGCGATTTGACACGCTGCGTGCAGAGATTCGTGGACGTAAGGCTATCGGCACACTGGCTGTGCTTGGAGCTGGAACCATGTTTGTCAATGGACGTATTCGTGGATCAGGTCACTTCGACACTCAAACAAACACTGTCCGGCGTGAAGCTAACTATAAGCCTCTTACCTACATGGGTAACGACGGTAACTGGTACAGCTACGAGAACCTCGGTGCAATTACTGATTGGTTGTCTGTCACGGCTGACGTCATGGACAACTTTAGCTCTCTTGATCCAAACGATTTGGAGACTACCTTCAACCGCCTTGGTTTCCTACTGAGTGCACACTTGACCAACAAGTCGTTCATGTCTGGCCTTGAGCCGCTGTTCGACATCACCTCCGGCAACCCTGCTGCTGGTGCACGTTGGATGGCAAGTTTTGGTAGCTCTGCTATCCCTCTGTCTGGTCTCCGCAATGAGATGGCTCGGGTCATGCACCCTGAGCTGCGTGTGGTTGAACAAGACGTTTATCACCTCATTGCTAATCGCAACCCGATTGCTAAGGGTGACCTTGCAGTTCAGTACAGCTGGATTACAGGTAAGAAGGTCAACGAACCCTCTAACTTCTTCCATCGCATCTGGAACGCTATGAGCCCTTGGAAGGTTTACGGCGGTCAAACTGATCTTGAGAAGTTCCTTGTGGATGTCGAGTTTGATTCTCGTCCATCCATGATGACTAATGGCCGTGGTGTTGAGTACACACCTGCACAACGTGCAGAGCTGTATGAACTCATGGGTAAGTCAGGTCAGTTTGCTCGTGACTTGACTCGGATCATGAATGAAAGCAAGGATTTCGTGAAGTCATATCGTGAAGCACAGGCTTCTACGGGTACATATATCGATCACCGTAAATGGCAAAATATCCACAATCGAATCAACGCTGCTCTGATGCGAGCACGTAGAGCAGCAGAAGCCGACATGACTGATGCTGCTGAAGTGCAAATGCAACAGACGCGACAACAGATGATTGATGAATACACCGAACGCGGTGATACGACCCTGGTTAATCAAGTACTTGGCATTTACAAGTAATGGCAACAACAAAGACAACTGAACACTCCTATACAGGTAATGGCTCCACCACCAATTACACTGTCTCATTTGAATATCTAGAACAAGCGCATGTCAAGGTAACTCTTGATCATGTTGCCACAACTGCATATACCTTTGCAAATGCGACCACGGTGCAGTTCAACACTGCGCCAGCCAATGGTGTTGCCATCCGTATTTATCGTGATACAGATGTCGATGCAGCCCGATTCACTTTTGCGTCGGGCTCTGCGCTAAAAGCTGCTGAGCTTAATGAAAACCTTGAACAGCTTTTGTTAGCTGATCAGGAACTCATAAGCGAAACTGGTCTTGCTGACGAGGCTGTGTCTACAGCCAAGCTGCGTGATGGTGCTGTAACTACGGCTAAGTTTGCCAACCTGGCTATCACTAATGCGCTGCTTGCAACCAACGCCGTCACCACTGACAAGATCACTGATGCAGCAGTTACCACTGCAAAGCTGGCAGACAGCTCTGTCACCTCAGCAAAGATTGCTGATGGCGGTATTGCTACTGCTGACTTGGCAAATTCTGCCGTTACTGGCGACAAGATCGCTAACGATGCTGTTGTTGAATCGAAGATCAGCAACGGTGCTGTAACGACCAACAAGATTGCTGACAACAACGTCACGACTGCAAAGATCGTTGACGCAAATGTCACGACTGCAAAGATTGCAGATGCGAACGTCACCACTGCAAAGGTGGCTGACTCTGCGGTTACTACGGCAAAGATTGCAGGTGATGCAGTAACCAGCGCAAAGATCGCTGACTCTGCTGTGACGTCGGCAAAGATCGCTGATGGCACGATCAGCACTGCTGACATCGGTGATGGTCAGGTGGCTACGGCCAAGCTGGCTGCCGGCTCTGTCGTTGAAGCCAAGATTGCTAACGACGCCGTCACTCAGTCGAAGATTGCTGCTGGCGCTGTCACCCAGCTCGAACTGGCCCTGGGCTCTGTCACTACGGCGAAGATTGCTGACGATGCGGTCACCTCTGCAAAACTTGCAGATGACGCTGTGGTTACCGCAGCTATTGCCGACAATGCAGTTACTGCTGCACAGATCGCTGCAAACGCTGTCGGTGCTTCTGAGCTGGCTAACAACGCAGTCGACGGTCCAGCTATCGCTAACAACGCTGTTGGTTCTGACAAGATTGTTGATGGCAACATCACTACAGCAAAGCTTGCTACTGGCTCTGTCACGACCGGCAAGATTGCAAACTCTGGCGTTACTAACGGCAAGATTGCCAACAACGCTGTAACCGCTGACAAGATCAACAACGGTGAGATCACTGTCGCCAAGATGGATGGTGCTGCTGTTGTTACTAACAGCGAGCAAGCTTCATCTACTCCTAACGACACTTCGTTCTTCACGACCTCTGCTAGTGACGGTCGCTACTTCCGTCAGGACAGCACTGAGACCATTACCTCTGGTGTGGCTTGGTCTGCTGGTGACGCAAAGATTGCAACTACTGGAGCTATTGATGCACGTATTATTGACCTTGTGGAAGAGGTTGGTGGATTCGTTCCTATTGCTAACGAAACCAGTTTCCCGGCTCTTAACCCTGATGTTAATAACGGTGCAGGTACTATCGTCAGTGTGTCTGCTATTGGTACAGCTCGTACTCCTAGCTCGGGCACAGTCACGATTGCCAACGGAGCTGGATCAGGAAACACAGTAACCATTACTGGTGTTGGCACCCAGGTGCTGACTGCTGGTTTTGGCATGTTGGTTGAAACCACCAGCACGCTGCATACCTATGCGTTCCACCGTCTGACTGCTCCTGCAACCAACGTCAACACGGTTGCTACGAACATCACCTCGGTCAATGCGGCTGCTGCCAACATCAACAGTGTCGCTAACTTCGCTGATCTCTATCAGGTAAGCGCACAAGACCCCACAACCCGTGGTACTGGCGGCACCATCCAAGAGGGTGACCTGTACTACAACACTGCCCAGAACGTCATGAAGGCGTACAACGGCAGTGCGTTCGACAAGATCACTCCTGACTCGTCACAGCTCAACGATATTGGTGTTGTTGCTAATGACATGTCAACTAGCAATGACCTTGGTTCCGTTGGCGATGCTCTGATCACTGGTCAGACAGGCGGTGCTTTGGAGACCTGTGCAGACAACATCTCTGATATTCAGGCTGTTGAAAATGCAATCTCTAACGTCAATGCTGTCGCAGGTAACGCTTCCAACGTAAATACTGTTGCAGGTATTTCAGGAAACGTGACGACTGTTGCTGGCATTTCAGCCGATGTAACTACCGTCGCAGGAAACAATTCAAATGTTACTGCTGTCGCTGGAAACGCTACCAACATCAACGCAGTTGCTGGTAACAACTCAAACATCACTGCTGTTGCTGGTAATGCGACTAACATTAACGCTGTTAAGAACAACGCTACCAATATCAACGCTGTCAATGCTAATTCAGCAAATATCAATACAGTCGCTGGAAACAACGCAAACGTAACTAAGGTTGCCAATGTTGATAGCGATGTAACTACTGTTGCTGGGATTGATGGAAATGTAACCACTGTTGCTGGTATTGCCAGTAACGTGACAACCGTTGCAGGTGTGAGTTCCGCTGTTTCTACAGTTTCTGGAATCTCTGGCAATGTGACTACTGTTGCCAACAACAACAGCAATGTTTCAACTGTCGCAGGTGTTTCTTCAAACGTCACCACCGTTGCCGGTATTAGCAGCGATGTAACTACAGTTGCGGGCAACAACGCAAACGTGACTGCGGTTGCAGGAAATCAGTCAAACATCAATACTGTTGCTGGTAACACTACAAACGTAAATAAGGTTGCTGCTATTGATAGTGACATAACTGATGTCGCTGACATCGACAGTAATGTGACTACAGTTGCAGGCATCTCTGGCAATGTGACAACTGTTGCTGGTGTAGCTTCTAACGTAAGCACCGTTGCAGGAATCGCCTCAAACGTAACCACTGTTGCCGGCAGTAATTCAAGCGTTACTTCTGTTGCTGGGTCTATCAGTAACGTCAACACTGTCGCGACCGGTCTTGCAAACGTAAATCGTTATGCCGACGAATATGTTATCCAATCTTCTACTCCTAGCAGTCCTTCTGCGGGTGACCTTTGGTATAACACCACTGCAAACACGCTGAACTATTACAGCG